ATGCACACGCCGCCGGGAGTGCCGGCGAAACAGCGAACGCTTTCAGTAAATATCAGCAAATCGACGTACAGCGCAGCGCCCAAAACAGCACCCATCTCAGCGCCATGCAAGCCAGCCCGAAAATGGTCGCAGACTTCGCCAAACTCTGCATGCACTGTTATGGGCGCATTGCAGCGTTGCGCGGACACAAATACGCTAGTCGCCGGCGGCGCACCCCAACGGCAAAGCGACTCGCCAAAACCAAACCCTGCCTGTGCGCCCAGTTTGGCGGTATGCGATGTGTCCGTCAGCGGAGACGGCGGCAACTCTAGTTCAACGGCGGCCGCTGTCAGACCAACACCTGTCACGTATTTCTTCTCAAGCATAGAAGTAATAACAGGGCGGGCGCCGGCGTACAGGGCGTTTTTGCCGGCGAACAGCCATACGGGTTTGTCTGCGCCGCGGGCCGCCGCCACGCAACGTGCCGCCGCCACAGCCGCAGGAGTGACCTCGCCCGGATCGTAGCTGTTTGCCGCCACTGCTCGCGGAACTGGTAAAGCCGGCACCGTGCTTGTGTCGAACTGCGAAAAAGCCGAGCCAAGAGTACGCGGCAAAACCAGCGTTTCAAGCCCCTCGGGCGCATCGGACGCGAGCATCGGGCCTATGCCGCACAACAGCCACTCCGCCCGTATGTTCGTCTTGCTGACAATTTGTGCGAGCATTGCCGGCGAAAACCGCGACCCGTGGTACAAGCATAGCCGCAGGTGTGCGCCGTCAAGGTCAATCGTCTGCGCAAACAACGGCACGATGCCGCCAAAAAGATAATCGCAAATATAAAGAACCCGCGCGCGGATCGTCGGCGTCGTGTGATCAAGTTTACGTTGCCGACGCTTTCGCTTTGCCGCCTCCGTCTTTTTCTTTGTCACTGCAGTCTTTCTTTATTTTTTGCTCTTGCGCCAGCGACTGGAAAAATTTCACCAGTACCCGACCTGTTTTGGTAAACACGCCGGTACCCGTCAGCAGCCGTAGCCCGTGGACAACGCGTAGGTACGTCGCCGTTAATTCTGCGTCTGCCGTGAGTAATTCCTTGGGATACCGACAGAACTCGCCAAGCAACTGGTAGAAGGCGTCGTCGAATTCTTCAGCCGGCTTGCCCTTACGCGACAGCCGCAGCGAAACGTTATACACGGTTTTGGCGCCGCGGATCTTGACCAGCGGCAAACGTTTTATGGTTCTTTCCGCCAGCACAAACTGCCGCGTCTCGACATCCCAGCCCATTTCGCGGGGGATGACGACTATGCGCCAAAGCGTGCCTGTCGTTTTGCGGCTGACCTGTTTGCTGCGGGCAAGTTTAGCGTACGCCTTGCGGTGCTGTTCGACGGCTTTTTTTAAGATCGGCGATAGGCGGATAATTTGTTCCGTATCGCAGCCCACACGCGGATCAAACCCGTAAGCAGGTACAAACTGCCGAACAACACGACATACGGCCACAAGATCAGTGTGATGACCATGCTTCTTGAGTTTCTTGTTAATAAAGCCTTTGACGTATCGATACTGCGCCATCGAGATATTTGCCCAGCAGAACGGGCAGATCTTTGTCCGCCAGCACGGGCGAATCTGATGGTTGATCGAGCATTCTTTCTTCCGCATGTAATACAGATACGCCGGCCGGCAGCAGATCGCGCGCCGATACGACAGCACGAACTTTTTGAGGTCAAAGTCCGCGTGGTACGGGTCTTGGCAGCCTTTGGTGTCGAGCGTCCAGAGTTGCCGAGACAGCAATTCTTTCAGCCGGCTCGCCCACAGTTTCCGAAACGTATTCGTTCGGCGTACGGCTCTGCGGCCTGATTTACGATACAGACTCAGTGTGAACTCGATGGCAAAAGACTGGCTCTTCGTTCGCCCGACTTTTGCCACCGCCCACGTGGGCAGTTTGAATTTATTGACAAATCGAGCAAAGTCGAAATCGAGCACAAAAACCTCGTGTCACATGCACTTGTACCTTTTGAACGGGTCTCGGTACGGCGGGTTTGAAATGAAATGACTTACAATGGGCCAGATAACGGGAAACGCGCTCAAACCCAGCCAGCCTACCAGCCCGCAAAAATTCGCTCAAAAGCGCGCCGATCATATTGGAAACCCACCGCAAAACGTCGTTTTTCTCATACGGAAAGAGCGGCCCTTTTTGATTTCAGTAGCGTCACCTCGTCCGCTCCAGCAGGCCGCGCAGCGTAGCGGCGCAATCGAAATGCCACAGTCGGGTCAAGCCTTGTTCACCTGTCGTAGTCGCGAAAATAGAAATAAATAAACGCGACCGCAATTGCAGCGCCGCAGATCTCAGCTAACCAGCTATACACAATCACGACGCGTCCTTTACGAAGATCCCTTCAGGTGTCAGCGTGCCTTTGCGGTCTTTGATCGTGGCATAGGCGCCCGCCAAGCAGGCAACAATGTCGATGTCCTGCAGGCGGCAATACAGAATAAGTGTTACAAGCACGTCGCCTACGCCGTCTTCGATCTCGGCCCAGTCGGTCTTGAGCGTAGCATCAGCCAGTTCGCCTAACTCCGACATCGTCTTCATAAGTTGCGCGGCAGGCTTGCTGTTCGGAATAATCTGCCGGGCGTGCGCCCACTGCGTTACCTTAAATTCCAGTTCTTCAAACGTCATGTCAGTCGTTGCCTCCGGTGCGGGCCCAGTACGCCGTAATGGCTTCGAGGGCCTTGGTGATTTCTGGAACACGCTCGCCGTCGTCAAAAATGCCGCGGCCCTTGGGGCGAGACTCGTACACAGTCTCGCCGCCGCAGGCAGGCGCATCCGCCCGAAACCAGCCGTGGCGCAGGCGCAGGTAGCCCACCTTAGCGCCAGTTGCCGCGCTGTGCACGTCATACTGCTCAGGACAAGCCGGACAGGTGCAGACTAACTTGTAGCCGTTGAGTTCCATATCGGCTGGCCAGTCTGTGTTACTTTGAAGTTCTTCGAGCTTGGCTAACGCTTCAGCCAATTTGGGGTCCATTTCTTTCATGCTATTTCTACGTTATGTTCAGGGGGTTTGTCCCAGTTAAGTCTATTTGCAGGTTTTGTTTTAAAGTGTTTCAGGCGCCGGAGTGATTTCGGCCAGTAACGCTGCCGCGCGTTCCCGCACAAGCGTTTCAGCCGCGGCTGCGTCTACCTCGACGTACGGAAGCTTTTCCTGCAGGACTTTAAACTTAGTTTCGCCCACGCCGGCTACGTTGATCTCGCCGGGCTCTTGCGCTTCGAACAAGTCTAGCGTGGCCGTGGCGAATGCGTCGTCTTTGCTAGCGAACACAAGCGCCCGATTATCTTTGTCAGCGAACAACTTGGTGCCGGTGTTGTCGACGATCACCCACCTGATCGCCGCCTCTCCGGTGTCGATGAACTGCGGCACTGGTTTAGCCGGCGGCCGCACAAACGACACGCGAGAAGCGCAGCACTTTTTGAATTTTGTCTGGCTACCACACGGGCAGGGATCGTTTCGACGGGCGATGACGTTGCGACGAATGGGTGGCATCCTTGCCTCCTTGGACGACGAGTTTGGCGCAGCCCCGAGCATAGCGCAGCCACGAAAAACCCTCAAGGACAAGAGATTGCGAGAAATTTGCGGCGGGGCTTGACCGAGATTTTTTCCGTGCTACCCTGTCTCCGGCGCGCGGCTCTCTGAGCAACGCAGGCATATTTTTGTGCACACTCGACGTCGTGTCGTAAGTCCTTTAGCGAAAAAGGATTTCGACACGAAACGAGACGGAAAATGTCCGAGTTACGCGGACCTTAAGTATTTCCTAACGGAAATACAAGGGGGAAAGACAACCCTTCTGGGGTTGGTTGTCTTTCACAGCAATTGAAAATACTACGCCCGACACTGAAAGGCGCACTGCCATGGCGATAAACAGGTTAAATCCGTTCATCACCCGGGTATTTGATACTACTCCCGACCATGGTGTGATACTACAAGTTTTGAAGTCCGCGCCGACCGAGTTTGTAATTAAGAAGTACCAGTGGGTACGCCGGGAACAGTGTTTTTACCGGCATAAATACCAATAGCAAAAACAAACCGGGCAATTAGCAGCAAATTGTGCCGCTCCGCCGACAGTTAGACTGTACAGGGGAGCGGCACAGAATTGATACCCGGACACGCATGCGTACGCTGTCCGGGTAGAAATTACTTCTTTTTACGCTTGGCCGGTTTGCTGGCCGGCTTAACCTTGGCCGCATCCTTGGCCGGCGGCTTCATTACAACGCGGACGTGCCCAGGCACGAAAACAAGTGCTGGCGTGCGTTTCTTTTTGGTAACGCGTTTTTCGGGTACCGGCGTTTCATATTTTGACTCCTCCGCAAGTTTTAAAACCTGCGCAAGAATTTTTTTCGTTTGCGCGACTGGCATGTTTGGGTTCTTTATCACCTGTAAACATAACTTGTAGCGCTTTTCGAGATTGTCAAGTTTTCTATCAAATTTACTTAAATAGTCGCGTTCGATCTGCTTTGTAACAGCCCGAACAGCCGCAGCCATGGTCGCCGGCGACGGCATACCAATTTTCTTTTTTGACATCACGCACTCTTGGGTTAAACAGCCGTCAAATCTTCTTTCTTGGGCAGCGTCTCGAACAGTTCCATGGGCACGTCGATCATCACGAAACCCAGATCTGTCTGCCCTGTAGCCGACGTGATTGAACAGCGCAGATGCGGGTCGACCGCTTTGCCCTGTGCGTGCTCGTGAATCATGATCGGGCTGATGGCGAAGATCTCGTCAGCAGGCAGCCGATCGATAGCCTCGGGATACAGCGTCCGGTTGTAGTTCAGCGCCGTAGCCCGGGCGTTTAACCACTGCAGGATTCTCTTGTCAGCGTATCCAGCCGTCATCACTTACTCCGATTCTGTTGGGCGTTGTGAAACTTGATTACAGCGTCTGCCGCCTGTCGCGACTCCTCTGCGCTGTAGCCTTCCTGTTTAAACCGCTCGGTGGCGTAGCGGTGTTCAAACGACCCGCGATCCACAGAGGCTGGTGCTGACGAAACAGCGCTACTGCTGCCGCTGCCCAGCATCTGCAGAATCGTGGCCAGCCCGAACAAGAGCGCGACTACCCACCAGAAACCACCGCCGTTTTGCTTGCCGTTACTCATGCGTTCCCTTGTTAAATGCGTTGTCGACCGCGCCCATACCGTCAAACCAGTCAAAGAAATACAACAGCAGTGCTTCTCGCTTGCCGCTGAGCTTTCTCTTGGCCCCGTCGAACCAGTCTAAAAACCAGTACTCGACGCGGTGACACTTCTTTTCGCCGTCTACATAGAAGCGAAATTCATCGCTCGGGCCGCCCCACGACAATTGCCAGCGGAAATAGCCTTCGCGCTGGTCTTTGAACGACCCGCTGGCCACGTAATCAAATGCCAGCCCGTAGTCAGACACATGGCCGAGTTCGGGCGTATCGTCGAGCCCAGCGTCCAGCGTTTTCTTGTGCGCCTGCAGGTCAGATATCCGACCGCTCAAATAGTCGGTAATTCTGTCTTTGCATTTTGGGTCAGTAGTCATTGTCAACGTTTTTTGCGTTCTCGTCGGGCGTGTACGTGGCCTCGCCGCCAATCATGATCGTGGCGTCTGGATAGAACCCTGCGTACTTGATTGCCTTGCCCAGCAGCAGCATGTCGTGCTGGCTGTACATGGCGCCAAATGCGTTCTGGTGCATGAACACCTTGCTCTTGGCTGCGTGGGCTTCCTGACAAGCACGCGCGAAGCCGGGGACAGCCGCCTCGACCTCTTCCCGCAATGTCTCGCGGCGGGCTTCCCACATTTCCTTGGACACAACCTGCTCGTTGCCGTCGATCTCCTCGATGATTGGGCGGAGTGTGGTCTTGTCTTGGTTTTTCTTTGCCATAATTAGTCCCACCAATGTTGGTAGTATTTCTCCATAATTGAAAACAGCCAGCGGGCATCTCGGGCCCGCATCGCATAGTCTAGGTTTACGGCCTTTTTGAACTCCCGGCGTTCTTGGGCCTCTTTTCGCTTGCTGGTCACATTCGGCCGGCTGAATTCGCACACAGACCCGCCGCCGGGCAGCCCCTCTACGTGCTCGGCAGGCGTGAGTTTCATGTCCAGCGGGCCCCACTTCTTGTCGTGCTGGTCGAGGAAGTGGCTGTAGTTATCGTTCTCGTTCCTCAGTTTCTCAGCGAGGCGGGTGGCGAGCCTGAGACTTTGTAACGAGTGCTTGTCCTGCTTGGCGTACGTCTCATTTTTCAGGTACGTGTACATGCGCTGCAGTTTGAAATGCAGCACAGCCAGCAGATAACTGTTATCAAAGTCGTGGTTGCTCCAGCCAAACTTGGCGTAGGCTGCTGCGCGGCGGACTTGCCGAAAGAAACAACCCGCGGCAAATATGCGGCGGTTCAACCACAACCACGCTGGCATCAACCGTTCAATAAACTTCGATGTTTCGGTCGATACAGCCTTCGAGAATGAGCCGGCGGACGTGCTCGATGACGGCGTCTGGGGTTGTGAATTCGTGGCCATGTTTTTGTGCACTCCTTGCCCACTGGCTGACAGCGTCCAGCAAGATCTTGTAGTCGATCCCGTGGAGCGCTGTCATGAGTTCGTCGTTTTCCTCGGGACAGTCAAATTCAATACTGACTTTTGGCATAAGTCACTTGTCACTCCATGTTGTTAAAAACTACCGCCCGGCCGTCATACTCGTATTGTGGCGGAATGTACGCCACGCGCTTTTTTCCTTGGAACCGTTTGAGCCGTTCGTCTTCGCTCCAATCAGCTTGCACTTCGGCAATTCCGGCGCGTATTTCGTCTGGCGTCGGGTCACCCGGGCGCGGATTGTCGTTATCGACGTAGCGCGGATGCGCGCGTTTAGGCAGGTGCTGTTGTTTTGCCAGCAGCGTTAATTTGTAGGGGCTGACGCCCAGTTCTTCGGCGATCTCCTCGTTGGTTAACGGTCCGTACCAAAGGCGAAACAGTTTTTGTGTGCGCGTTTCGGGTTGCACGTACTTCCTCCATAAAGTGATTTACTCGCGGGTCTCCCACTCGGCCAGCGTAATCACGCGCCAGCCAATTTGTTTAAAGACGCGCTTGGTTGCAAGGAAATCCTCGTCATCAGGCTCGCCTGTGGTGAGGATCAATTGCTGATTTTTCTTGTCGACGCGAAACACAATACCAGACCGCGGAATGCCCCAGACTCCGCCGTCGCGCAGGGCGGCGACCAAATTGCGGCACCAGTCCAGTACGTGCTCCGGTTCGCGTTCTTCAGTTGCTTCGCGTAGGCGAATCATGTCGACCTCTTGTAGATTTTTGACAATACGTTTTCGGCGTCCTCCATAGCCCCGGCGATTGTCCCGTCCTCGTCCGGGAACATACCGGCCATTTGCTGGCATTGCCAGAGCAGGTTTTGCAGCGCCCCGGCAAGTTCAGGGGCTGCGGCCATGAGTCGGCCGTTGTCGTCAGCGTTGGGGCCGCACAGCACGATTGCAAGCGTTTGCCCGTTAACCGTGCTTTTGAGCGACTCTCCTCGAAACGCGCCGGTTGATATGTGCGGGTCGCCTACATGCCACGGCCCGGGTGCGTGTTTCATTGTTTGACTCCTGCTGTAGCGGTGAGTACGGCGCGCTGCAAATCAGCGATCAACTGCCTACCGAGTTCGTCTTCGCCAGACGAGCCATTCAGCAGCGCGCTGTCATCTTCATTTGCTGCTAATTCATCGGCAATGGCGTCGGTGAGCGCGAGCAGCCCGCCGATGGGATATGGATCGACATCAAAGCGTTCCAGATAGGCGAGAAACAGCCGCTGTACATACAGCGCTGTCGCATCAATATCAAGCGCCAACGTTACTTTCGGCATTTTCTTCCTCTTCTTTTTCGATGGCAGCCAGTTCTTTTTCCAGACTTTTGCGATTGCCGTACATCCAACTCTGAACCTTGATCTGGCGGAACCAATCATTGACAGATGGAATGCGACCCAGATCTTCTTGGACGTGCTGCTCGCCGATGTATCGCACTGGCACTACACGCCCATCTGAATTCACGATCGTGGCGCCAAATATCTTCTCGGCCATGAAGATGCCCTCGCTGTGGTGGCGCAGGGCCCGGTGCCGGAAGTCAGCCATATGTTGTTTGCTGTCGTCGAACCAGTCGTGGATCGGCTGGTAATCTTCGGGACTTCCGCCCCACTTCTTCACAGAAGACAGGGCATGGTGATATGGGTGTGCCATTTTCAATCTTTCGTTTAACAGGTTGAAAATATCCGGCGGCGGGCGTCTTCTCTGTTGACAAACATTTCAATTGTTTCTCGCTTTTCTCGGCCGCCGTAGCCAAACCGGTCGTCAATCCAGCGGTCTAGGCTGTAACTACGCCATTCGATGTCAACAGTCTTTTTGTTGACCTTGGTGACAATGTAATGCGCGTATCCGTCGCCGCGTGGCACCACGAACAGTTTGCCGGCGAGCAGGCCGTCGGGCAGGCTGTCTGCGTGTGCTTTTGCAATACGATACTGCTCTTCGACGTACTGCGTGTATTCGTCTGGTGGGCTGTACGACATAGGAATCGGCGTTAAAACATCGACACTAGCGATATACCGGGCTGGCGTTATCGCGTCGTCAATGATTACCTGCCGGCTGTCGTTGTAGTGCGTGATTGATTCCGGGTCCCAGCGACATACGATGCCGTACTGCAGGCAACTACCCTGCATCCATTTCACTTGATACAGGTCAGGGATTGGTGTGTGCATTGTCATTCGTTTGTGTAAAGGTCAAGGACGTCTGTTACGCCAGCGGCTTTCGCTGCCTGTAACTGCTGAATAGCGTCGTCAATCTTCATGTTCTGCTCCTTGGCTGCGCTCCGCTTTGGCGATTGCGGACTCAACTGCATCCAGCCACTCAGGCATATCGCAAGACTCAATGCCGGCATGAGCCGCAGCCACACCCTTCAACGCCGCTAGCATGTCTGGGGCTGCAGCAATTAACGCCGCGTCATGCTCAATATTCTGATTTAGTCCTTGTCCCGTGTCTTCGCAGTACTTTTGGCTCAACGAGCAGATAAGCTGGTCGACAGGGCCGTAGACGTCGCACTCGTCGTCACCCCACGCGTCTACTGTCCACGGGCCGGCAGTGTGTGTTCCTGTTTCGTGTTCCACTGTTCCTTAGTCTCCGGTGTAAAGGTCAAGGACGTTATGTAGATCACTGTGCGTGGCCGACCAATCCATTTTGTCTTCGACTACTTCAGCGGCATGTTCCCAGTCTGCGTTGTCTTCCCGGTCAAACATATCGGCGGACCACCACGCCATAATGATGCTTTTGGTGCCGCCCCGTTTGGCGGACTCTAAATTTCTAATTGCGTCGTCGATAGTCACGTTTGCCTCTAAAACACAGTGCACGGGCCGAGATTTTTTTCCCACGCAGCAGCAGCCCACCGTAAAACCTGTTTGCGCTCCCTGTCACTTTTAATCTTTCTCATGCGGATGCTCCAGCGGCCGGCGCCTTCGAGTTCCACGGTGAAATACCCGCAATTCTTGATGTGCTCGACGAGTTTGAGCGGCGCCTCGAACAAGACATAGAAATTAGACGGATGCCCTTCGCAACTGTAGTGCGTCACGGCACCCAGTTGCTCTAGCATTAACACGAAATAATTGACGCCGGGTTCAAGGTTCCCGCTGTATAGGCCGCACGGTGACGTGCGCGTAAGCACAAGCGCGCAGGCTTTGTCCCATACGGGTAACGCTGCGTACGGCACAGCGGACTTTTTTTGCTTTTTAGTGGTGGTCATGTGGCGCCTACTGGTTCAAGAAAACTCACGTCGCACGTGCCCCAGTTGTTGGGCCAGAACTGTCCGCACTTGTCCGCCTTGCGGAAATAGTCGTAATACACGTCGTCGCTCATGCCGCCGTAGGCGTGCCGCTCGTACGTAATAACGTCGCCAACTTCCAGTGTCAGGCTGGCGCCCCGCTGGCAGTTCGGGCCGGCTGGTACCCACCAGAACAACTTGGCTCCGGGCTTAACTACCCGATACTGCGCCCCGATTTCCGGTCGCTTCATTGATGATTTCTCCGGCTACAGTTTCTTGCCAACACCGCCAACCCCACAGGTCAGCGTAAATCTTGGCTACCCGTCTGAACGCCCGTTTGGCTGTATCCACAGATCCATGCTGCCGAATAGCGTCCTTGCGCGGGGGCGTCCCGAAATCGCAATACGTGTACGCCGCGACCTCACCCGGTTTAAGCGTCATCAGACACCTCTTCTTCGTCTTCTGCCGCTGCTCGCATTTCGTCGGCTTCCGTGTCGAAGGCGTACGTGCTGCCGAGCGTGTCGCAATCTTCATAGCCGCGGGCATAAATATCGACGACAACGCCTTCGTCTGTTTTGATGATATGGACTGAAAAGTTCTTTACGCCAATCCACGTGCCGTCAGCCTTTTCAGCGACCTCTGCGTCTGTTTCTTCATCAAGAATCGGCGGCTTTGTCATGTTCGTCTTCCTCTCCTTCTTCTTCTTCTTCCCACGTGGCCATGCTTTCAGAAATAGCCATAGCGTCGTCAATGTCGTGTGGTATGTGTTTGTACACCCAGTCTGAGTCACCGCTGATGTCATAAAAGTCTTCTTTGCCGTCTTCCCATTTACCGCAAAAGCTTACGCCGCTTTCGTAGTAATAGGCTGCGACAGAGAACCCCAACGACAGCATGTGGTTATAGAACGCAATTGGCGGCGACCACGCGGACTCAAAACTCAGCGTCACAGTCTGCCCGCACGGCGACAGGTCGGTCTGTGTCGGGTATTGCCCGCGTACGTCCCATTTCGTGCCCCAGTTGGCGACCTGCCAGTCATACCAGTCCGTGTGGCCGTATTTGGCTTTGTTGTCCTCTTGCTGCCGGATATGGCGTTCATATTCAGGGTCATCTTTGGCATACGACCCGGCTCTGGTTTCCTTCAGTTCTTTTGGGCACGGATAAAATTCCTGCATAAGCCCGTCGCCTTGAAAGGCTTTCACAAGCCGTTGAATCTGCTTTTTCGACGAGTGGGAAAATGTCGCGGTATTTGAACACCAGTTAGGCATCGTCCTCGTTCTCTTCTTCGTCGGGCACCCATAGCCAACCCTGCACGTACACACCGTTGTCGCAGCCAGCGCTTACCTCGGCATCGTCGTCGACCTCGATTTCGCCCTCGCGACCGTGGATACGGCTCGCCCGCTGCACGTAATTGTCGTAGGCGCGGCGGTCTTCCAGCGCCGCAACCGCGCGCAGATATAACGGCGAGCCGGGGCGGATCTGCTCAAGGTCGAGCGCGTTAATTCGAACTCTGGTCGCGGCTATCCGGGCAGGCCGGCTGGCCGCGGGATTCGTGTCTTCACTCATCGTTGTATTCCTCGTCCTCGGCTTCAGCGTCGTCGTCGGAATAATCTTCTTCGTACTCGTTGTAATCAATCGAAACAGCGCTTTCACCCGCGCGCTCAACGCCGCCCAGCGGTACGTCGATGTAGATATTTCCAAACGACCCGGCGTTGATTTCCCAGCCGCCGTGTGCGGCTTCCAGTTCCTCGTAACAGACGTGCTCAATCAGTTCGTACAACGACACAGGATTTTGCTCAAAATTGCGTTCTGTATAAGTGCTGTGCACCCATGTGTGCGTGATGCTTTCGCCAACAGGATGTACGCCGCGCAAATGGATACCGAGCAGCGCGGCATCATTGATATCAATTTCGTCGTCGATCGAAGTGGCCACGATTTCGTCAATACTGCCGCTGTCTCCTGAGCCGTCGAAGTGCGCGTTGATCTTTTTAATCTCGTTTTGAAATAATGCCTGCAACAGCAGCGCACGGTTGTTAATTTTTTTGAACGGTCGCATACTACGCCTTGACCTTTGTACGCGTCTTGGGATTTGTAAACACTGTTGCGATCGAGGCGGCACTCACTTCGACGTGCAGTTCGTTAAACTCAGCGCACAGGCTCGGCCAGTCATCGGCAACGGTAAGCACCTCAGCAAAGTCGTCCCCGCCGACAAGGGCTCTGCTCGTGCCGTACCAATCATCAAAATCGCCAATATTGGGATTACAGCCCTCGGCGTAGGCGACATAGCTGTTGCTCTCGGGATCAGCCGGGTCGCGCTGGTCCCGCGGCAGCCCGTTGCTCATCAAATACACGCCCTGATCGTGCACAAATAGCAGTCCCGGGGCCGGCGGGCGCATGCCCTCTTCGTAGGCCATGCTCCACTTCGGGGCTGCCAGCGCGTGCTCGACGCACCGCAAAACATCTTTGGTTTTAAATACACATACGCCCATTTGTTAGTAACTCCACTCTTCGTGATGCGACTCTGTGTAATACGTGTTGTGCTTTACAAGAATCTGTCCGCTATCTGTGTCAATCTTGATGTTGCCGTCGCCGCCTTCGTTGTTTTCAAATCCGACCGGCAGTAAATCAAGCAGCAACTCTCTGAACTTGTCTTCCTCGAAATCTGCCGGCAACGTTTTCACGGCGTCGCACGCGAACACGGCGTTTTCTTCGTTCTCTAGCGATACGGCAAAGCTGTCGCAACTGTCGCCAGAACCGCAATACTCAAAATGCACGGTCTTCCAACCCGCCGCGTGTAATTTTTTGCAGGCTTTGCGGATGTCTTTGACCGTTTTTGTTTCTTTAAGTTTTGGAGCCTTTTTTGCGTTTGACATAGTAGTGGCCTTAGTGTGACGCGTAGACGGTACAGAGTTTGCCGGTTTCACGTTCTTTGCGCTCCGCCAGCGCGACAAAATCACGAAACGACTGAACAACCTGCTCGGCGTACTCGGGGCCGTCGTCCGGGTACAAGTTTTGACACCGCGCACGAATTGCCTCTTCGACGGTCTGCGACTGCGTCAAACTTGATTTGATACCTTCGCCAATTTGAGTCATGCCCATATCGGCAAACGTTTTAAAGATCATCTCGGCCACGTCGTGACCAATGTGGCAGTTGCGCGCCGGCTCTGTTACACTCGTCAGGCGTTCCCGAAGAACAACCGCCGGGATCTGCGCCCTGCAGTCATCGGACTCGAACGCCTCGCGCAGCAGGATCTGGGTGGCGTATGGTCCACCGTGATATGCCTCGCGGAGATAGCCAACCGCACCCGAGGTAGTGGAAAACCCAGTGCACATCTTCTTGCGGTCTTCTTCGGTCTGGCCGTCCCATTCCAGATAAATGTCAATTCCCATGATTACTCGCCCTTTTTCTTACGGGTTGCGTTGAGCCAATCTTGCTTAGTAGCGTCAGTAGTGTTTACTTCGGTGTCGGTTGTCATATGGGTTTGAAGCGCTTTTCCGCCTTCAACCGTCGGCTCGTGGTCGGGGTACGCTAGGGCCAGCGTTGTCGCGTTACCGCGGTCGGCGGCCTCGATAACAAATTCGCGCACAGTCGTGTGCGACGTGCGCACCAAATAAAACGGCATTAGAACGTCCTTGGGTTAAAGAAAGAGGGCGCCGAGTACACACTCGACGCCCTCCATGGCGACTACGAATTAGTAGCAAATACTACCGACGAACTGGCTTGACTACCGTCCGCTGGGTCTTGCGCACCACGTGCCCGCCGAAGAGGCGGTTACGGCAGTGCTCCTTCTCCTCAGCCTGCACACTGTACAGGCGCGACGAGCCGCACTGACCGCTGACGCAGATCAGCGCCGGAGCGGACTGAGCGCAAGCGGCGCACGGAGCCGGGGCAGCCTCAACGACGACCGTGGCCGGGGCCTCGACCTTGAGGACGCTTTGCGGTGCCGGCGCGGAGAACTCGCCGCCGAAGGCCGCACAAGCACAAAAAGACGCCAGCAGACAAACGAAAAACTTCATTACTCACTCCTTGAGATTGTCAAACAAAACACAAACCAACCGGCAACTTTTTAGCAGCCGGTGTTTCAAAATACCAGACCAGTTACAGGTGAACTGCGCAGTTTTCCCCGTTTACTGACTCAATCTTCGATGCCGACCAGTTTCCGCTCCTTTTGCAGCGTGTTTCGCAAGAAGCGAACAATCTGCGGCAGGCACTTCATGATGTCATTAATAAACACCACGTGGTCGTCGCCGTACTGTTTCTTGAACGCGTTTTGCTGGTGAGTAGGGACACCAACCGCAAATGCGTTCAAGCCAATCTTCAACCGATCCCGAATAAACTTGCACACGCTTGTCACGTGCTTCTCGGCTTCATGACCGCCGTAGCCGTGGCCACTAGGCAAGCCGTCAGCAATTACGAACAAATACTTTTTCTTGGCCGTGTCGAGCGATAAACGCTTGGCCACGTCCTTGATCGCGTATCCGTCGTAATTGTTGGAGTGCGACTGAATACCGCCCAGCGCCGTGATGTCAGTATTCGTCGGCGTGTAGTGCTCGAAGATCGTCAGGTCGTGCCCGCCGTTGTTAGCGGTGTGGCCGTACACATACAGCCGCACGCCGGCAATCTTTTTGAGCGCCTCTGCCAGAATAATGCACATCGTACGCGCGTTTGCGATCTTCTTACCGGACATACTGCCAGACTGGTCGACCAAGATACCCACGGCAACGTCGGGCAACTTGGAGATCGTCTTTTGCGACCAAATATGATCGCAGTCGTACCCTAACTTGTGCAGGCTGCCCTCGTCCAGATCGCCAGAGCGCAAGCCGAAGTTCTCGGCTGTTCGCTTGCCGCTCTGGAACTGCAGGGCACTCCGCACCCGCTCGATCGACCCGCGGTGCTGCTTTCGCACCTCGCCGACGACCACGCTACGCACGCTACGGGTGGCGGTTACGTGGCTTTCCTTGGCCGTACCGATCTTGGGCTTGGCGGAATTGTGACTCAGGTAGGCGATGTACTCCTCCTCTGGGTCATTTCGCGCCTCGTCGTTAACACGACCAATAGCCTCGCTGTCGAGAACCTTACTATTAATAGCGATGGTTTCTCCGAACAGTTCGCCGTCGACTGGGCTGGACTCTTCTTGAATTTTCTGCAATTTCGCCGCGGCGTCGGTGCCGAGGTTTGTGGCCGCGCTGGTATCCAGCCCGGCCGATCGCATAGCTTCAAGCAGTTTGTTTATCTGCGCCAGCACATCCTTATCGAGCCCGGTGTCGATTTCTTCTTTGTCGGCTTTCTCGGTATCAAACTCGGCCGCATCGTCTTCGTCATATTCGTCACGCGCGTGATCTTCATCGGCGCGCAATTTGTCGAACGCTTTGCCGGCAGCCGAGCGGGCCATGGCTGCCGCGAAACCGGCCGGACTGACGCTGCGGCGATTAAGCACATCACTGACAGCTTTTTCAGCGGCTTTTTTGGCACCTACTGACGTTAGTGACGCCAGCGCGCGGAGCAACTGATTAATAGTGTCATCGTAATGGTACCAGCCATAATTAGCCGGGTCGAACCGTCCGCAATTATTTGCAGCGTGCGCTGTACCTGCCCGTGCGGTCTTGTGCGCCTTATCGAGTGTTGCCGTTGAGCGCGCTCCCGCCGCAGCGGCCGCGTGCTTTGCAACTTCCGTTTCGGCGTGTTTCAGCCGCACTATGGCCTGCTCCAGCGTAGCCAGAATGTTTGCCATAATGCCGTCGGCCGAAGATTTAATAGCGCCGGCAACATTTGCTGGCGCGAGATCGGCCTTGACCTTGTTCACCCGTTCTTGCTCCGATTCGGCTCGGGCGCGTGCCTCTGCCAATCGCTTACTCATATCGGCCAGCGAGTCCGCAACTGCTTTCTTGAGCGCGTCACGCTGGGCCTTGGCAACCTTCGCGGCTTTTTCAGCCAACGCCTCGACCCGTTCTTTTAACGCCTGCGCTTCCGCCAGCGACATCTCATGCTTTTTGCCGCACTCAGCCAGCATGGCATCGAGATCGGGCTTCATGCCCGCGCTCTGCATCGCACCCACGGCTTGCGGCCGGGACTGGGCGAGATAACTCATATTGGCGCGAATCGCAGTCATCTGCCGCCGGGCGTTTTCGGCCACTGCTGGGTTTTCGCTTTTTGCGGCTTCCAGCATTTCCGACATACGCTCAATTTCGGCGGACAGTTTCTTTAATAACTGCTCCAGCGAACTAGTCCCACGCAACTTATCGCTTAATTCATCCGTCTTCAGGTCGGCCGCGGTCTGCTCCTGCCGAGACTTCTCAGACGCCTCGTTTGACGTCATAAGCGACGCCGCAAACTTCTCAAGAAAATCCTTGAGATCCGAGTCGCCGCTGCCGGCTGCTTTTTGCGCTGCCTGCGCCTTATCCAGCATCTCGTTCAACGCAGCTTCCATTTCGCCCGGTACAGCCGCGCTGTCTGCGGCCAGCGCGCCGCGGATGTCGTTGACCAGCGCCCGGCACGTCGACAGCAGGTTATCCATTGAAACCTCGTCGCCAAGATGCTTGGCGGCCAGATCCTCGAACACCTTGTCGATTGCAATCGGCTCCTCGTCCGCCAACATGTTGTATCCCAACTTGCTGACAACCGACTCGGCCGAAAGCGCCGCTGCCTCAAGATTAGCCTTGACCGCCGCAAACTTCTTGGCGTGTCGAATAAAGTACGGCGCAAAACCGCCCCAATTCAACACGACCTTTCGCCGCGCCAGCCGCATTAACACGCTCTTAGCCAGCATGCCGGCCAGATACTCGTCAACCGCGGTCTCCGACATTCCGTGAAGTTCTTCCGTAGTCATTTTCGCCATGTCGCGGGCACCCGGGCGAACGAATTGCGCCGCGATTTTTACGCCGGCTAGATGCGCGCCAGTACTGTTAATCTTGTCGATGACGTCCGTCGCAATGTCCTGCGCCATCTGCACACGCAGCAGCACAAAACCAGTCAGGGCGTCAACAACAGCGTCCTCGTCTTCCGTTGTCGCTGCAGCCAGCAACGAGTCCGGAGACACGAACACGACCCGCTGCTTTTCGTCGTTCAGTTTGGCGACAGTGCCGTTGTTGTCGGCACCCGAGCTAAACTGCACGGCGAATTCGTTCTTAATTCCGGTTGACTTATCCACGATCGTATTTGCACTGCGCGTTAAATTACGCAGGGCGCGAATTGCTCGGTTCGTGGCCTCGTTGTCGCCACTACTGGAAGAATAACTCCGGCTGAACGCAGACCGGAACAGGCTGGACGGCGAATAGTCGGCGTGCTTGCCGTAACGGAAACTGTTCTTGCGATACCAGTGATCTTCTGAGTCGTCGAACGCGTCGTCATACCGGTAACTGCCGCCGCCACCGCCGCTGAACTTGCCGTTCCAACCAAAACCGCCATACTCGTCGCTGGCAAATTCGTCTTCAACAGCGTCGTCGTTATTACCGCGATAGTTCGGATTTGGGCGGGGACCGGAGGACTTCTTAGTCTCTTCCGGGCCGTTGCCCTCATCGTCGTAATCATGCCACAAGGACTTCCACTGCTTTGCCATTAATTAGGCTCCGGTATTGGCCGCGGCGGCTTGTGCCGCCATGAGATCGCCGAACTTGCCCTGAATCAGGCTCTGAACCTTCACCCGCTCGCTGTCGTCGTCACCGTCCGGAGAGAAGTGGTTCGTGATAGTGAACTGCAGGGTATCCACACCACCAAGAGCGAAATCGTGCGCTGCCGCCAGCAACTGCCGAGTAGACAGGCTCTCCGTCAGCGTAGCCGACAGACCCGTGGCGTCCTGACGAACCTTGTTCGCCATCTGGACAAGCCGGGTAGCAATGTCCTTATCGACGCCCGTGCGGTTCATCAGCAACTTGATTTCGTCCTTCTCGCCCAGATAGGTCAGTTCCACGGCGCGCGGGAAGCGGTCGCGGATGGCCCGGTCGAGCGATGAGGTGCCGGTATAACCCGCGCCCTCGTTCATCGACGCAAAGAACACAGTCTCCGGTCCGACGATGATCTTGTCGCCACGCTCTTCGAGGTACGTGAAGCGACGCGCGTCAAGGATCGGCATCAGGGTGTTAAGCAGGTTAGGGTTGGCGCGATTCAACTCGTCGAGCAGAATCACGTGGTTGCCAGCCTGCACGGCGCGGACGAACTGGCTCTCGTGCCAGTACACCGTACCGTTCTTTGCCGTCTTGTAGCCGAACCAGTCGCGGGCCTCGCGAAGGTTGGCGCAGTCCATAATCAGCAGCGGCCGGCCCAGCCGCGCCGCGAACTGGATCGCCAGTTCAGTCTTGCCGCAGCCGTGTGGGCCGATCAGGTTTACGTTCTGCGGGCACTTCTTGCTGGAAGCTTCCAGAATTTTAAACAGACCCTCAACCTGCTTGTTAATAACGTAGGTCTTGTCCTGCTTCGGGTAGAACACGCCGTGCTCGCCATTATCGTCCGCCGGTTCGTCTTCTTTGCCCACGACGTTCAATTTGGGCGTATTGCCAGACATCCTGGCAAAGCCATAACTGACTTCTTCTTCCTTTTCGGCCGTGGCCGCTGGGGTTGCCAGTGTAGCCTCGGCCGGCACGGCTGTAGCCTCGGCCGGCACGGCGCCGGTGTAGAACCAGCCGTAGCCGCGGTCGTTCATGATGGCGTTAACAGTACGCCGCAGCGTGCCGAACGCCAGTCCGGCCCGATCGCACCAGTCGTCCAGCCGGTCGTCGCGGCGCGCAGGCTCCCAGTCGTCGACCAGCGTCGTGACTAACTGCATAGCCTTACTGCCCGCATGTCCGCCATCCGTAAGTACATCGCGCATTGCAACCAGCGCGCTGTACAGCACATTATCGGGCGTGGGCGCGGTATCGGTCTTGGCCGACTCACCATTATTTGTCACATAATTCTTCACCTCGGCCGCGGTTGCAAAATCGGCAACCTTTTCGGCGGGCACGAGGCTGGCGGAGATCTCAGCGCCATGCAGTTCGATCATAGTGTGGTGCTTGGCCGGGCGACCGCGGTTGCTGGGCATGAAAGCGATCAGTTCCCGGGTCGTGTCGTTGAAGTACGCGTACATTTACTTTTTCCTTGTTTTGTAATCTTGTAGGGCACAAATAACGGTGTGTTCGAAATGCTCTGGCGTGACATAGTCCACGCCGTTGAAATAGTTCAAAACATACATAGCCGCGGCTTTATCAAACATGTTCTTAAACGGGGCGGCTCCGTTATACGCGTCAATCCGATACTCAGTTACGTCATGTAGCGTGATGACCTCGGGAATCGCGATCACGTCCTTGTACTCCTCCCGCAGTTTCAGAATTGCGTCGAGGGCCTCTAGGATGCGTTCTTTGTCGGCAGCGTGTTCTTCGGGCGTGTACATGGTGTGGCGCTGGGCGCCGAACCTGAAATGCCGCGGCAGGAGGCCGCGGAAGGGGCACCAGCCAGCATAGCTGATGCAAAAGACGTAGCCAGCCGTCGCGTGCTGGCCGCGGAGATTGCGCTCACGCGGCCAGCAGCGGGGTTGGTTTGAGCCTGCTTAGTTGTGCAGGACGGTCTCAATCTTGCGGAACATCGCCAGCGCGTCAGCCGCCGACTCAAACGAGCCGTCGCACGCCGCAATGAACGCCTTGGCGGCGTTCAGTTGCTTCCACGGCAGTTCCGTGGTTGTCGCCGCTGTCGCACGAACCTTCGGGGCTTGCTGCCGCGGCTGCGCCTTTGGCTCGGCCTTGGCAGACTTGAGGGCGGCACGACTCCGCTCTTCGCTGGCAGTAGCCGCTACGGCCTTACGCGGGCCGCGCGCCTTCTGGCTGATGCCAGCCTTCTTCAGCAGTTGCGACACCTGCGCGGGGCTGACCGTGATCCGGCGCTTGGCGAGCGCGTTAACGATGTCAACACCGCGGAGGGAATCACCAGACGCCTTACGAGACGCAATTTCGTCTCGGACGTAATCCGAGATGCTTTTCTTTTCTGCCATTTTCTTCACTACCTTTGTTGGTGTGTCAGCCGCACTGGCCTTCACAGGAACTTCGTCGACGTCCACCGCGGAGTCGACATCGCTGTCGTCAGCAACATCGCTGACGGCGGCATCATCGTCGCCGTCCTCGGCTTCAAACTCGTCATCGTCTTCGTCGGCGTCGTCGTCGTCTTCGTCGTCGTCGCCAGAAGCCTCGACAGTTGAAACCTCGTCGTACACATCGTCTGCGGATTCCTCGTCAATAAGCTCAGCATCAGTGGGCTCGTCTTCTTCGAGTTCCGCGTCGACATACGAGTCGATCTTGTCTTTATCTGGCAACATCCGTGCGGCCTTTCCCTCTTCTGTTGTGGCTGTAGGCTTGCCGGGTGCGCGCGGAAGCGGTTTACCCCACAAGTTTGCAGGACTGACTATTTCGCCAGTCTCTACCTTTTTTGCCATTGCTTTTCTCCTTCGTGTTCGGCGTTGGAACCACTCCACACACTGAACAAGTTCACAATACGTTGTCAAAACCGAAAAACAAGACCCCGGCAATTTTTTTTATTGCCGGGGCCTGAACGATTGAAATTAGCGATAAATATCCGGCTACTTGGCCGGATTTAGCTCAGCTTGGCCAAACTTAGCGCAGCCTTAAGCGCCTCGATATCTGGCGAGATCGGTGTCAGGCTATGAACTGTTTCCGCCGCGCCTTGCGTTGCGATTGGCGGGGCGGAGCAATTCGCGCCGCGGAGCGTGCCGTTATTCAGCTCTGGCCATTTCTCCAGCGAATGAATTGCGCCCAGTACATTCCACGCGGCGTGGGCGAGGTGATCCTCGGCTCGGTCGCCGCCGAGAAAATTGTAAATATGCGCAATCGCATGATTTAGCAGATCTGTCACGGGCATACCGTTTTCCCAATTACATGCGCCAAACTTTTCAGCCCCTTCGGCATACGTCTTGGCTAGCGCGCGCAGGCCGATGGGTGTGATCAAATCGTAGCGGATCTGATCGCAATCAGCGCTGCGTACCGCACCGGTGTCGTACTCATGTCGTTCCTGTGCCATTAGCGTCGCTTTCTGCGTTAAAAGAGAAATAGAACCGAGGAGCGTCGAGAAACATGAGCGTGCCGCGGCGGCGATCGGCGTGCCTGATGACATGAATGTACGGCGGATCAAAATGGGAAACGGCAAAAACGCCGCCAATTTCTTGATCGTTCCAGACGCTGTCAGGGTAGTGCGCCTCTAGTGCTGCGCGCGCTTCGCCGGAGTCCAGATGCCCGTACTGCGACTGCAGGATATCGACAAGGGTCTGGTTATCGCCGGCAACTGGAATGGTTACCGTTAGGTCATCACTGGGCAGATTGCTCATTTTGTTCCGGGTGTTTGTTTAATTGATTGAGTTCCTCAACGCGGCTTTTAACGCGGCGGTCGAGTTCGCCTAAATACTGCTCGACCACGTTGACCTGCCCAAACAAGTCTTTTTGGACTTCGACATTAAAGGCAGCCAAGCGTTTGAGCAGCAGCGTCAGGCTTGGCAGGTACGGCGGTTGCGGATTACGCAACTGCAAAAGCCCGGGCGGCATATTTTCCGGCTGATTGTTCCACAGCGGCACAATCGCGATGCCGTGGAGTTCTGGAATGCTTTGCAGAATGTTTTTAGAGAACGCCTCAACGAATTGAACAAATTGGGCGTCAAAGGGCAGGCGCGGCTCTTCTTCATTTGCCGGCGTCTGTTCCGTGTCCATGCGATCCTCCAAATGGGTCTGGAATATATCTCATGCGGTCGGGCAGAAGACCGTCTACGATATTGCCCAGCCGCGTTGCAGCCAGTCCGTAGACGAACACCCGAACGACCGCGGCAATCGTACCACCGAACCAGTCTCCTGCCAACAGTGCGAAGAACAGGTAAATCGGCGCGTGGTAGCTCTTGCAAAAAGGGCAGTTCAGCAATTCAAGCAGCCGCCCTTTTAGCGACTCTGGCGGCGTGATGTCCTGCACGGCTTGGGTGTACGCCCGCGCTGTGTCAAAGATTGAGCCCTTGTGCCAGACTTCGATGACGGCTCCGGCTGCAAAAACTACGGCCACGAAATCTAGTGCGCTAATCATATGTCACCTGCGCTTGTTGCGGTTGTGCTTGCCGCGGCTTTCGCCACGCCCAATGGCGTTCACAGACACCAGCATGAAATAACCGGCCACGAGCACCGGGATAATTCCGCCGCTGCCCATGACGGGAGCACAGACAAGCGCCGCAAGCAGAAATAAACCGAAATAAAGAACAAATGCGTTGTTAAGAGTGTTCATGTAGCATACTTGTCGCCATACGGCCATTCTTGCGTTCGGCCTGTATCGGTAACCGGATTCCCATTTGCACAGTAATTGGGATTTGGGTACGGCGGGCTGAGCGTCAGATTGTGCACAGCGTTGTCTGACAAATTAACCTGCAATCCCGGACCGCGTGGGGCGTTCGGAAAAGAAGGCTGCCGCCGTTCTTGGTAAAGTCTTGCACTTCGACTGACTTGCGCCATAGTGGGCTCCTGTGTAAACAACGCGGGGCGGGGCACCCTTCAGTATACCCGCGCCCGCGCTGTAATCGTTCGTTAGCGCTGTCGAGTACAGGCCCCGTACAGCAACAAAATGATTCCGATGACAATTTTGCACGTACCGCGTAGAATGCCGGCGATACCGAAAAAGGCAAACCGGACGAGCATGTTTATGCCCTCTTCGAGCCATTGCAACTCGTTGTCATCAGGACCGGGTCGATACGAACGATTGAAACCACGTTTACCCATATGGCACCAGAAGAAATAATGCGGGATGGTAGCCCGCACGAATCACCAGCCCTTGAAATTCCTAACACGGGAATCAAAGGACTGGTCAATGAACTACTGTCTGTCGACACGTCAGATCCAGAGTCCGTTAAAGAACGAACCGCGATACTGCGTGAGTTAGCCAGTAAGTATGCGTTCCCGTCGTTGGAACCAATTTTGCCGCTTGTATTGAATCTTAATGGACGCCCGTACAGTCTAAATAATCACTACCCTTTTTCGCCCCTTTTCCGCGTTTTAACACCCAAGAATCAGGTGTGGAAAACAGGGCGTCAATTATCAAAAAGTCTGGTCATTTGTTCAACACACAAAGTGTTGCTAGCAAATGGTCGGCGAATTCGGGGCGATGAGCTTAAAATTGGCGACTTTGTTCTCGGTATCGACAACCAGTACCGCACGAAAGTTGTACGCGTTCTCGACACCGCGCGGCACTCAGGAAAGCACGTCTACCGAGTTACGACGCGAACGGGTGCCGTGATCGAACTGGCCGACACGCATCCATTACTCAAAGTCAGCGGCTGGACAACCGGTGCGAACTTACGGGTTGGCGACCGCGTCTGCGCAGTGCGTAAAGGCGGCACGTTCGGCGATCGACGCGTGGATCGTGATCGCATCATCATCACGGCGTATCTTATCGGTGACGGATGCGTGACTAACGCAATTAATATTACAACAGACAGCGCTGAAGTGATAAACGAGGTGAACGGGGTAATCACGCGTGTGCAGGGTAGCCCCGCTACGTTTGTCAGCAAAGTCAAAACGAATGCCGTACGTATCGACATCTCAAAGAGTCGTGGCGGTGTGATTCGCGGCTGGCTGGAAGAAGACAGGCTGTACGGTAAAAACGCGTTAGAAAAAAGCCTGCCCGATTGGGTTTTTGATCTGTCGCGCGGTGACGCCGCGCTGTTTTTGAGCCGCTTATGGGCAACGGATGGTATGATCCGCCCCGCTAGCGGCAAGCAGCGGGCGCCAGCGATCACATATTGCACTATATCGCGAGATCTGGCGTTTGATATCAAAGCGATGCTGTTAAAGTTCGGCATTCCGGCCACAATCAAAGTCCGACCAACTGGTTACCGCGATAAAAACGGCGCACGCGTACACTGCAACGATGCGTACATCGTGCACGTCGAAACAAGAGATGGCTGGCGTCGTTTTCTTGATGAATTCCAAGTGCCGGGAAAACCGCCTGTAGTGCTGCCTGAAGCGGTTGAAAACAACAACCGCGACACCGTGCCGCTGGAAGTTCGCGAATTAATCAGCGAGATTGCCGAGAGTATTCGCTGGGCGCAAAACGGCAAATCTCTTTTGAGCGGCGGTCTGCGTCTAAAACCCAAGCACGCGTTGACCCGCGCCAAACTCAAAAAGTACATTGAGCATTTTCGAGAACATTGTCCCGAACATCCAAAACTTTCAGAACTAGAGCGGCTCGCAAGTCCGGATATTATTTGGGACAAAATCGAAAAGATCGAGCCGCTGGGCGTGCTGCCGTGCTGGGACATCGAAGTCAGCGGCGAGCACAATTACGTCGTCGACGGTATTGTAAATCACAATTCAACCTCGCTCGCGGCGCACGGCATCGTGGTGGCGAACTCGATTCCGTTTTTCAAGACTCTGTACGTTACGCCGTTGTACGAGCAGATCCGCAGATTCTCGAACAACTACGTGCGCCCATTCATTGATCAGTCGCCCATCAAGTCGCAGTGGGCGGGGAGCGATACTGAGAATTCTGTATTGCAGCGCAGCTTTAAGAACAAGTCGTTAATGCTGTTCTCGTTCGCGCTGCTCGACGCAGATCGTGTCCGCGGTGTGTCTGCTGACCGTATCGCGCTTGACGAAATTCAAGACATGGACCCGGATCATATTCCAATCATTCAAGAGACGATGAGTTATTCACGCTATGCCATTAGCCATTTCACAGGAACGCCAAAATCCGTAGATAACCCGTTAGAGGGGTTATACAAACGTTCATCGCAGGCTGAATGGTTTATCCCGTGCCGCTCTTGTAAGTATTGGAACATTCCATCTATCGACCATGACCTCGACGCTATTATTGGCCCGTTTAATATTCACATTAGTGAAAAGAATCCGGGCACAATTTGCGCGAAATGTCGCAAGCCTATCAGCCCGCGGCACGGACGTTGGGTGCACAGGCACCCTGATCGCCGCTGGCAGTTCGCCGGATATCACGTGCCGCAGTTAATTCTGCCGTTGCATTTCTCAGATCCCGAGAAATGGAACACGCTGCTGCTCAAGCGCGAAGGCTACGGCAACATGACGCAGGCGCAGTTCTACAACGAAGTTTTGGGCGAGTCTGTTGACGCCGGGCAGAAATTGATCAGCGAGACAGAACTGCGCGCGGCGTGTTTACTCGACTGGGAGAACAAGAAAGAACCTAACCCAAAATGCTTCCAACACCTGCAGGAGTACAAACATCGGATTCTGGCCATCGACTGGGGCGGCGGTGGCGAAGAGGGTATCTCGTTTACTGTCGTAGCCGTACTTGGTTTTCGGCCGGACGGCACTATCGATGTTATTTGGTCGAAACGCCTGCTGATCGGCGGCGACCATCTGGCCGAAGCCATTGAGTGCATGAAGTGGTCGAACACGTTTAATTGCGATTTTGTCGCGCACGATTACACCGGTGCCGGCACGGTCCGCGAAACAGTCATGGTGCAGGCTGGCTTTAATTTAGACCGGGTGCTGGCTCTGCGGCTTGTCCGGTCGGCCGCGCAGGACTTGATGATTTACAAGCCGCCGACGCCGATTAATCACCGGGCCCATTACAGTCTTGATAAGACCCGGTCGTTGCTCTACACCTGTCAGGCGATTAAGTTAAAACAGATCAGGTTCTTCCAATACGATTGGGCGTCGCAAGACTCGCCCGGACTTATCGCCGACTTCTTGGCGCTGGTGGAAAACAAAGCCGAGTCTCGTATGGGCGGCGACATTTATACAATCACGCGAAATACGCTGCTCAGCGATGACTTCGCGCAGGCTGTCAATATTGGCTGTGCCGCCGCGTGGCACATTAACGACGCGTGGCCCAACTTCGCGCAGTTAGCCGGCATTGGCCGCGTAACGGAACGGGCCGTTGCCGCCCAGACACCGGGCGAAGACTGGGCCGACGACGCTATTGGCAGCGGCTACTTCCAATACTAATCAGCCGTGGCTGGAATGATTTCCAGATGGTCTGGCGGGCAGATGCACGACAGGTTGCGGCCGTTATCCCATTTGACCATGACCTGCGTCATGCGATCTTGGCCCCACGGCATATCGTTAACGCCAACGACGGTGCCGGTCGTGCCAACCGGAATAGGCTCGGGGTCGTTAGGCATGAAAACCATCTGCACGCGGTCACCGGCTTTTCCATGAAACGCCATCATCCGAGCCTCCAGCAGTAGTCGCGCACCAGAGCGCGCAGGTCGTTTATTTCCCGCACAGGACAGGCTTCAATCGCGTCCACAACGTTACATGCCGCATGATGTAGCGCCATTGCCGCTCTGCCGCAGCCGGGATCAGAACCGTGCAGCAGTTCCCAGCCGCTGGGTGTGCGGGGAACCTCTGGCTGCGTACCGCGGCTGGCGCGGTCAATAAGAATTTGAAATACAGTGTCAGGCTCGGTGTCACTGGCGCCGTACTTTTTATGCTTTGTGCGGCATTTTTCGAAGTCGGCAATATAAGACTTAATTGTCTTCATCCGCGTCGAGATCGTAATCGACTTCTTCGCCGTTTTCGATTTGCTTTTGGATACGGTCATTTAACTTTTTCCCTTTTTCACTGACTTGAAAACAAAAATCATTTCGTTTCTCGTCAAATGAAACGTCAAACAACTCAAGTCCCGCACCAGCATTCAGCACGTTAGACAGAATGCGTTGCATGAGCGCGGCCATGACGATTCGAATCTGCCGCGCAGCCTCTTCAGGCGTGTCACCGCCGATGGCGTACGCGTCTTCAGTGATCACAGCATGTTCTTTAACGATATTTTCAGTTTCGGCCAGCGTAAGAAATTTCTGTTTGTCTTCTAGCGTCGCGTTTACAGCGCCGGCCGGCGGCATGCCGCTACGGTGCGCAACAAAACGGTCAAATAGTGAAATCGCCTCATCACGCAGCATTTCAAGCGTGGCAGCGATACGGCCGTCAAACTCCGGTTCGTCAGTCACTGACCACCTCCTGCAGCCGGGCGGCAGCCACGGCTGCGTCATAGACGCCCTTGGCGAGAATACGCTCGCGGGTGGCGTTGCGCAACTGCTCAAGATAATCGGTGTAGGCCGGGTCAGAGGCCGCCGCGGTCTCGGCCGAACTGAACGAATGGGGCTTGCCGGTCAACTTGTTCTCGCCGGCCATAAGTCGCTCGATCACCTGCATCTTGACGTTGTGCCGGTTGTCCTCGTACGCCATCTCAGACATTACGGCATCGGCGAGCCGGCCCGAGGCTTGGACGATGTTGTTTACGAAGTTAGGCATGAATTCTCCAAAAAGTTAGTTGTTAAAACGTGACTGGTTTATTCGTAATCGCGCCAGTCATACTGCGCCTGTTGTTCTTTAATTGTTGGAATACGCCGCGGAAACTTCTCCGGGTGGCACAATTGGCACCGCGCCCGGCCGCAGCCTGAGCAGCGGATAGATTTGCGGAAACGGCCCGCATCGGGCAGGAACCGCGTATCCGCCGGGTCAAGCCAGCCTGCGATCTGCTTATACTTTTTTACGCGACTGTCGATGATGTGCTTTTCAGCGTGGTATCTTTTCATACTGTGATTGTAAAACAGGGGGCGGCTACGTTAATAACCGCCCCCTGTTTAATTTATGTAATTCCGAGCCTGCCGTGATTTGCCGAGCCACTCCCGGCCTCTCCTCGCCCTGCCTAACCCTGCCTGCCGTGTCTATGCGTCTGCGCGCGCCGGCATTCCCCGCCTAGCCTGTCCACGCCTGCCATGTCTAAAGCCCATCCGTACCGCGCCGTGCCGAACCCAGCCATGCCATTCCTGCCATGTCTATCCCGGCCGGGGCGCTCCCGGCCTTGCCATACCTCGCCTGCCGAGCCTATCTGGCCGCGTCGAGACGAGCCGTGCCTAGCCTGCCTTGCCGAGCCAAACCCTACCAAAGCGCGCCTTGCCTGTCCGTGCCTGCCATGTCTAAGCGACACCGATCCTCACCAAAGCATGCCGTGCCTTGCTCTGCCTGCCTCGCCATGTCGCTGCTCGCGCGTCCACGCCGTG